TCCGTTTGCTGACGAACCTTTAACGTCAAGAAAAGTGTTTGAAGATGACGCGTTTTCAAAGTGTACATCTCCACCTCTTACCTCAAGTTTATGTGTTGGACTAGTCGTTCCTATACCGACGTTGCCAGATTGTTTTACAAAAAGATTAGTTGCAGATGATGTTCCGATTTTATAACCATCAAGACCAGCGTCATATCCAATTATGCTTTTAACCCCAGCACTATTGGCAAACTCTACAAGAGAACTTCCAGCAGCGTCACTTCTAGTAAATTTCGCACCAGTAACAGAACCCGTAAAATCAACTTCAAGTTTTCTACCAGGACTAGTAGTTCCAATGCCTACGTTTCCTGAGGCGTCAATGCGCATACGCTCAGTAAAACTACTAACTCCTGTTTGACCAAACCAAACGTGTTGCCCATTGCTGGTGTTATTTCTAGCTATATATTGATTAGCGCCATTATTGTGATTTATAGTTGCGTATTGATCTGTGCCGTCACTGTCTTGTATAATTATACTAGGAGAACCTGTACCGTTAATATGCAGTTTACTAGCAGGACTAGTCGTCCCGATACCGACGTTGCCAACCTCATCAATCAACATTCTTGTACCTACCGCGCCATCTGAAGTATATGTTCTAAACGCTATTTTTCCATTATCTTTATTTGCAGTATCATCTCCTGCTAAAAATTGTATATCTGCTACATATGTTCCATCCCAAAGCCCTGATACTCTTGATATTTCTTCGTTTTCTGCTGATGCTCCAGTGCCTTCTATTAGTAATCTTGGCGCGTAACTTTTTATATGCAACTCTTTACTCGGACTAGTTGTTCCAATACCAACGTTGCCCGACGTGTCTATCGTCATTCTAGCGCTAGTATTATTTGAGCCTAACAATAAAGCCTGCCCTGACAAACCCTTTACAATAGCCTGATTTGTGTCCCAAGTTAAATGTCCAGCATTAGCAGAAGCTCCCCACTTAACAGTTCCGTCGTTTTGTAAGTATATTCTATTGTCAACGTCTAATAAAGCGTTTGGGCTAGTCGTTCCAATCCCGACGTTGCCGTTTTCAATAACTGAAACTTTTGAATTGTCATTTTTATCTCTTAGACTTAAAATTGTATTTGTTCCACCTCCACCATTTGCGGCGGCAACAACAAGACCTCCACCATTATTATTAGTATTTTTAATATACGCGGCGTGTAATGAACTATCTGTTGCAATGTGAAGAGGGTATGACGGCGAAGTTGTACCGATACCGACGTTGCCAGACGTGTCAATGCAAAGAGCTGTGCCAGCATTATCAAAACTTGTGCCGTACGCTATTTGATACTTGTCGTAATTGTTTAACCCTGTCCACCAGTAATAACCTGAAGTTAAAGTACTACTTCTATATTTATGCGCTACTTCTGTGTTAGCGCCAGTTGATTGTAAAGTGGAATATACATGACTAGAATCTTCTATGTGTAGTTTAGTAGAAGGACTAGTAGCTCCAATACCAAGCCTTTGATTAGCGTGGTCAATATATAGTGGTGTAGGTACGTCGTTAGTTCTACCAATACAAGCAACTTGAAGGCCTTGTATTGTATTACCGTTTGTTTTTAGTATTATACCTACGTTTTGTATTAAGTTTACACCTGTAGGCTTTGTAATAGTAAGACCACCACCTATAGCTACGTATACAATATCATTTTCACTAAGACCAGTAAAACCTGATATGTTAGTATTGTAAACACCAACAAGAGTTATACGACCATCTTTAGTGCTACCAGTAGTTGTAAGTTCTGTGTCTGTGATACCAATAGCTGGCATTTTAGTAGGATCAGACGCGTCAGCAATGCCTACCTTTATTCTTTCGCTACCACCTATTTCACCTTTAGAGTATACGGGTGTGCCTACAGGTATTGTGCTGCCTTCGTCGTTCCTTACTCTTTCGTATATATGAGTAGCGTATTCTTCACCAGTCGCAGGATTTATACTAACTTTACCGTCAGCATCAACAACAAGACCTCTAGTTTCTTCTGTCTCAGATAAGTTTTCAAAATAAACATCTGATCTAAACCTTGCAATTAGATCGTATATGTGTTGACCTATCCATTTCATAGGTTAATTTATTAATATATCTACAGTGTCAGTTGATCCTACTGTAGCGTATAAACCAAAGCCTGTAGGTGAGCTGTTAGAAAAAGAAAACATACTAGCATCGTCTAATAAAAGAGATGTGCCAGACGGTATTTTAACTAAGCTTATTAAAAAGAAAGTTTTAGATGCTGCAGCCGCAGGAGAGTCTTGTATAAATAAACTAACAGTAGCATCTGCTGACGCGTGGGTGTTAGTTATTAGTATAGAGTTGATATTGTTAACGCCGTCACCAGGAAACAAAAGCTCTATGTCTACTCCAGAGGCTACTCCATTATGGAATAGCCCACCGTCGTAGGTTATACTATGTCTCCTTATTGCAGCCATATTTAGCTAAATACTTGATATTCAATTGTCATATCAGTAGCTACGCTAGGTATAACAGTTATATCGTCATCTACATCCCAAGGAAACCACATCCAGTCGCCGCCGTATAGTCTACCTATCTCTTCAACATCACCACCGTCGTGAGCTCCAATAGTAATTTTAAAATACTCAGTGTGATCTGAAGAAGGGTTGTTAATATATACGTAAGCGTGTGTTGTAGAAACACTACCTGTAGTAATTAAGTCAGCTTGAGAAGTGCTTGACAATACTTTAGTTACAGAAGTCATTGTATTTAGACCTGTAGTAGAACCAGCCGTAAATAAAGTGCTGGTGTTGCTAACGTTTATATTACTATCTGTAATATCGCTAGCCAAAGAAATTGATGCGTTTACTGTTGCCATGTCTTTATTTATTAAGCGTTAGTTAAAAAGTCTGTGTCTTCGTGGAACAACGCGTACTCAACAGGTATATCACCAGTTGACGATGTCCAGTTGGTTGCTGCTACTTCAATAGAGGCCGCCGTATCTGTTTGACTCCAAGGAATAAACATCCAGTCTCCAGCATAAAGCTTACCTATTGTTTGAGTGTTTATTGTTACTGTAACGTAAAGACTAGGATCTGTAGATTTGTTTATAATGTAAACCTTAGCCGCTAAGTCATTACCTTCAGCGTTAGCTGCTAATAAAACTTTGTTACTAGCGTTTCTTAAATGAACTCTACTAAGTCCAGTTGTTTGATCTAAATCAGTTGTAGCGCCTGCTTTTGTGCAGGTAGCCGTTTTAGAGACATTAACTGGATCACCAGCAATGTCTGCACTTGTTAATGTAAAAGTTGCTGTTGTTGCCATTTTTATCTATTGTTATTGTTAATTTATTAGTCTACAAAAAGCATATACTCTAACGTCATGTCACTCGCGGATGGAGTAATGTCTACGTCACAGTTTGTACCTGTAGTATCAGCCGCCCAAGGAATTAAAGCCCAGTCGCCGGCGTATATTCTACCTACAACAGTGCCGGCTACTTCTACTATGAAATACTCAGCGGCTGTTGTTGATACATTTTTTAAATATAGTTTATGCGCTTTGTCGTCAGTGTAGCTTGCTGCTGCAAACAAAGTGTATTCAGAAGTATCTCCAGTAGTTTTTCTACTTAAACCAGATGTGTTTAATATTCCAGTAGAGTTACCAGCGCCTGTTAAAGTAGCAGAAGATGTTAAAGCTATTTCATCAGACAGTAAGTCTGTGCTAGCTATAGTTATTGTTGCTGTAGTTGTTGCCATAGTTAATCAAAATCTATATATTCTATTATTACTTCTTGCCCCTGCTCTATTGCTTGCGCAATACGAGGATAAATTCTTTTGTAAGCGTTAACGCTCTTACCAATGAAACCGTCAGGTAGCAATTGGTTATTTTCTTGGCTGTCGCCCACAAGCAAGCAGCCAGCAGTATGTTCGTCAGTGTTTCCAGTGTGTATAAGAATATACTCAAACCCAGGAACATCAACGACGTGAAGCATACCACGGTGTACACCAGGGTATTTTTTACTGTATCTTTCATGAAACCCACCTTCTTTTCTAAGCTCAATATTATAAACCCCAGCCGGCACTCTTGTTTCACCTCTAACCTTTAAAGCTCTCTGCTCGTCTTCAAGCGTGTAACAAAGAAATTGATTTCCTAAATCGTTTTCTTCGAATAACAAACCGTGAGTAGAGTCTTTTTCTGAGCTAAATCTTAATACTTTTAACTTCATACTATACGCTTAAAAGATTACATAATTAACACCACACTTAAAGATATAACTTTAGCGCAGTAATATTATTTGCTATACACATTATTCGCCTGGCTGCTAAATCTTAATACTTGTAATTTCATTTGCAAGATTTTAGTTTAGCTATTTCTTTTTCAAGCTCAACAATACGATCTTCGTTCTCGTTAATAACTTTTATTTTCTTTTCAAGTCTTTGCTCTAAGACTTTTATATCTTCGTCTAGCTGGCCTATTTGACTGTAAGCTATGCCCATGGTAAATATAATACCTATTATCCATATTATATTGCCAACTGATATTTCAAGGTTTTTACTTATCATTTTTCTTGATAAATTCAAGAATTATATTAAGCTTTTCTCTAACCTCTATCATTTGATTGTGCAAAGCCTCATGACGTTTTTCAAATCCAACTTTAACTTCGTTGATACTAAAAAAGGTAAACTTATAAAGCACATACAACGCACCCATTAATAACACCACAGATAGGCCGTAATTTTCTACTAATTTTAAAACTTCCTCCATATTAAGATCCAAAAAACATTTTAGCAATAGCAGCAGCAACAATACCATACAATATCCACATAGCTTTCGACAAGGTTTTTCTAGCTGTAGTATTTTGATTAACCCTAGCGGCTACGCCAGTGTCAGGGTCTAATAGTTGCTTAGTAAGCATGTCTAATTTCTCGTCCATTTTGTCGAGTTTTTTATCCATCTGATCCATTCTCTGCTGCATTAATGCTATTTCTTTGTCAACCGTTGCCATTATTTCTTTTTCTTTGGCACGCAATTAGGAACTTTTCGGCCACCTTTCTTCTTAGTGCCAACCATCTCATAACCTTTCCAACAAGGGCCTTTTTTTCTTAAAGGGCTTTTCATTTTAAATGCCATATCTAGTTTTTTTTTAACATCTCCATCTACGTCTAGCCGCTCGACCTCTTTCACCTGTCCAACCTCTAGACCTAGCGCAGAATGATTTTCTACGTTTAGCAGCTTTACTGCCTGGTTTAACATCTCCTGTTACAGCGGTTTTTAGCTTACTTCCTGGGTTTTCTTTACGATATTGTTTAACTCCCTTAGAAGTCATCCCAGCGCCCTCTTCTGCAGTCCTAAACGTTCTACCTTTACCTTTGGTAGTCTTTCTCATTTTAAGAGGGTTATTGTGTTGGATATAAGCCATAGTTTAAATATTACTTGTTTTACCTTTCATTTAATCGTGATAATAGCAGAATCCACTTTTGCTGTTAGTTTGCATTTTACACCTATTACCGTCAGCTTTTCTTTTTCTACATTGAATATATTTACCCGTAGGGTGTATTTCTACTTTTTCGTGTATTGTACACTTACCGTTTTTAATAGGTTTTCTTGTACACCTTGTACCGTCAGACTTTGCGCCACTACAAGTTATATTTTTCTTACCGTCTTTTCTTTCTTTCTTTTGATCTAACTCGTATTGTTTTTCAGACTCTTCTTTTTTCTGCTTTCTATCTTTTTTAACCTCTTCTTTCTTAGCGTCCTTTTTCTCTTGCTTTATTTCGTCTTTAACCTTATCAACTTCTTCTCTTGAGTCTATACCCAAGCTCCATTGATCCCAACCTAAAAATACAAATATTCTTTGAAGAGCATGTAGCTCACTGTCTGTAGACGCTTTTAAGTTGTCTATCTTTCTAAGCATGCGGTTAATAGGTATGTTCGTTGTACCTTCAACGCCTAGTGTTATAGATTGATAAACAGGGTTTTCTAAAGTATCATAGCCCATGCGATCGTAAACATGTTTATTAAACTTATCAGTCTTCATAGCGCTATATAGCTTTCTAAACTTAGAGCCAATACTAGGTGATAAGTTAAGAGCTTCAACAAGAACATTACCAAGATCTCCTCTAAAACCTTTTTCTCGCTCATCTATAAACTTATATATAGTATTCTTTACTGTAGAAATAACAGCACCGTATATACCAGAACCACGAAGTAAAGAGTCAAGAGCACCGTTAAATATTCTTTCTACTTTAGTATCTTGCTTTTTCTTTTTCTTTTCATCGTCTTCTTCTTCATCAAAGCCTATAGCAAATATAGCTTGTTGTAAAGCAGAAAATATTAAGTTTTGTACAAAGCCGTAATAAAGTATTCTTGATACATTAGCTTTCCAATCACCTCTACCAGCTATTAAGTCTTGAGCTGCTTTTTTAGTAAGTCTAGCCATCTGCATTGGTGTGTTGGCAAAGTTTAATATAATTCTACCTATTACAGATCTTTGTTGTTGTGATATTTTATCAGGTCTAGCAGACTGTTGGCTTTCTTCTGCAATCTCTTGAAAGTCTAAAAACGCTTTTTCTTGAGCCTCTTTTTGAGACATGCCTTCTGCTAAATACTTTTTAAGTTTTGATCTATAAAAGTTAGCGCCACCAAAAGCAATAGCAACACTATCCGCTATTTGCGTTGGTGTAAAACCTAAAGAAAGAATATATCTAAGAGCTGCTAGCGCTTTGTTTGTAGCGCCTGCTACAGCGTTTTGAAGTTCAGCCTCGTTGATATTCATTTTTAACCCTGATCTTCTAGCTTTTAGATAATCAGAATTAAATATAAAAGAAAAGTCTGACCAAAACTGCTTTTGATTAGCAAACATTTTTGCTTGAGCAAATATATTATTCTCTTCAAAGTTTGTAAAGTTAACTATAGATATTAACTGTAGTATTGCAGATCTAGCGTTAAAGAACATGATAGCACCAACAGAGTTGTTAATCCAGTTCATAAAAGCATTAGATATTTTAGTGCTTTTTTGAGGTCTGTTTCTACCAGTCTTCATAGCGTAAAGCATGTCCTCTAAAGCTTCTCTAACGTCATTACCGTATACGGCTTCTATTTTGTTCATGTTGTCCTTGTCAAACATTTCATCAACGTTAGCTTGCCACTCTTCTAGGTATTTAGCTCTACCAATTTTATCAACAGCGTTCTGCATATCCATAGCTACGTTCTCTACAGACCAAGTATCACTTGGCTTAGCATAACCTTCTTTAACCCTAGATATAGCACTTAACGTTTCTGCAAAAGCTAAAAGCTCTGGATCAGAAGTCACAACGTCAGAGAGCTCAGCAACTTCTTTGTCTGACAAGCCTGGTATACTATGACCAGCCTTATTAAACAAGTATACTCTAACAGCATTGTCATAAGTAAACTCAGACCCAGGTATAAGCTTACCTAACTTCTTTTTAACGTCAGGGAACTGTTTCAATAGCTCTTTATAGTCGTTAAGTATGGCCATCTTAGCAGAGTTCATTTCTTTATAAGCTCTAGCAAACGGATCAATTAAAGCTTTTTTAAAGAACTCCATTTGAGCTTCACCAACTTTACCTTTACCAACAAAGTATCTAAGCAAGCCTAAAAAGTCGTCTGCACTTGGTGGTACAAAAAATCTAAACGGATTATTTCTTTTTCCAAACTTTTTAGCAGATACGTCTGAAAATATTTTATCAGCATCTACACCTTTGTTTTGTTCTATAATGCCATTAAACTTTTTGCCTAAACCTTTACTAAATTGTACTCTTGCTTGAACAGACTTAGACTTAATGTCTAGCTGATCCATTATATTTTTTACAGCCTCAACATTTGGTATAGCGTCGTCTACAAAGTAAATATCATTATATCCTTCGTTAGCGTACTTATCTAATATCCACATAGCTTTAGCTTCGCCGGTGCTGTTGCCTAACCCAGTAATATTTTCGTAAGGTAAGTTTACGCCTTGTGTTTTTAACCAGTCATATATTGCTTTTTGACTTTCAGGTGCTCTAGCTGTAAGTATGTATACGTCTTTAGCGCCGTACTTTTTTATTTGATTTTTAAGCTTTTGCATTAACGGACCTGGTTTACCTTTAGTAACTCTGTTAAAGTCTGTAAAGTCAAAGTTCCAGCCTTCGCTAGCTAACACGTCGCCAACAAACGGCCACTCATCAGAAGCTATACGCTTAGTTTGTTTGCCTTTAGTTGCGATTACAAAGTTTTCGCTTACACCAACAGTTTCGTCAAAATCAAATATACTTATACCTTTGGCCTCAGTGTCAGAGTTTATAAGCCTAGCTTTGCTATAAGCATTATTAATTGTTCTTTGGTTTTTAGCTCTGCTCTTAGACACCTGAGGCTTAAGATTTGCTTTTTGCATTATAGCTTCAGCGTCGACAGGATTAACTAAGTTACCTATTTTAGATTTTCCAAAATCTTTTGAGTTTATTTCAGGATATACTTTTAGCCTTATTGTGCCGCCTTTAGGTTTGCCGTAGTTTTTTGTGCCGGGTTTGCTTCCCATACTACCGCTCCAAACAAGTCTAATGTTTAACATTATTTTAGTGCCGTCAAAAGACTTCGTGCCAAGATTTAACACATCGTTTTTAGCGTCGCCAAGATGAAACAGGCCGGCAGCACCAACGTTTATGTAGTGAGTTACTATTTCTTTAGCAGCGTAAGCTCTAGAGATCCAATCGCTATCTATTTCAATTGTAATTCCAGATATAGCCGCCGCTATTTTACTGTCTTTTATTTTTTGCCATTGCACTGGAGATATAATTGTGTCACCGTCAATAGAATCTAAGCCTAAAAGTTTAGGTATTTTTTTAATTTCTACAAAAGCTTTTTTATATAAACCTAAAAAAGTGTCCATGTCTCGCTGTTCGGCAAAAGCTTTTCTTGTTTTAAGATTTTTACCGCTAGGATCTTTACTAGAAAACCAAAAACTTTTAGCAACGCCTCTAGCTATGTCTGCTTTAACTTCAAAGCTTGCTAAAATATTTTTTACGCCTTGTTGAAACATTAGCATAGCGTCTGGCATAAAACCTTCCATAGGCTCAGTCATCATCATTATAGCCTCTTTAGTTTTGCTTTTAATGTTTTCTACGCCATCATACAAGTTTTTAAGTACTAGTCTTTCTAAAGATTTATGCCTAGGTTCTCGCCCAATTTTAACATTTTTTAAGTTTTGTTTAAATCCGGGTAACTTATTTAAGTCGCCTTGATGATCGTGGCCTCTACCTCCAAATCTTCTTAAAGCTTCGTTTTCAACTTCTTTAGAAATATTGTTGTTTTTAATGTATGCTAAGACCTTGCTAGATTTTTGACCGTTCTTTTCAAGAAGATCTGTTAGCTCTATCACTTGCGTTTCACCAGCATAAGAAAACTGAGTGTTAATACCTCTGTTAACTTTTAGCGCTAACTCTTGAAGTTGAACTTCTTTGTTTATGCTCGGTGAAAATACACTCGCCTCTTCCATAACGCCAGGCTCCTGTATTGTTTCCATTACGGCGTCAAGAGCTAGTGTAGAAATCATCATACGAGATAAGCCATCTTTTCTAGTACCTCTAGTTGATCTACCTATTTCGTAGTTCAATACTTCTGCCATTGTTTGGCCATCAAAAGTTTTACCTAAAAAGAAAGCTTCAACCTCTGCTTTTGTTGGCTTACGCTTTTCGTATAAGTCAGGGCCAGTAGTTCTGCCAACGTCAGGTTTTATTTTACCCTTGTTTATAGCGTTGTCAACCTCTGTTGGGCTTATGTTTTTCTTTACTATAACGCTAAATATTCTTTTGCCTTCAGGAAACTTTTGACCAACAAGCCTTTCCATTGCAACAAGATCTTGTATTGTAGAATATTCTAGTATAACATCAATATTATCATAAACAAAGTCAATAAAACTTTTGCCACTGCCCATAGCTTGCTGCACAATGTTTTTCATTTTCTTCTTAACATTGTTTTCAAACTTAAGCATAAAGTCTTTTTCAGATATTTCAGTCTTTTGAGACTTAACTATATCTCTTACGCCTTGTCTTATATCTTCTTCTTGCTGTTCGGCAATAAACTTTTTACCGTCTTTTCTTTTTAGTTTTTGTCTATATTCAGACTTTACGACACCACGCTCTTCTATTGGATCGGCAAATATGCTTTGATCTCGACTTTCAAAATCCTCAATCATAGCATCTTGTTCATCTGCTATAAAGTCAGCGGCTGTCATTTTACCGTCACCACTTACGTCTTTGTCAAGAGAGCTTGCTGCAACTTGTTTTTTAGCTTTTTTAGCGGCGTCGCCAACTCTAAAAGCTATACGACTGTTTACGTGTCCAGATAAACCAAACTTGCCATCTTTAGTAGTTTCTCTACCTGGATCAAAGCCTAATATATCTGGAATTAACAACTCTCTTACACGCTCTAAAAACTCTTCTAGTGGCACGCCATTTACGTTAGCGTCTGTAGCATTAATGTCTATGCCAGCTTTTACTAGCTGTTTGTTAATTAAAGGATCTATGTTTTGCTCGCCTATTAAATACATGTAAGCATCGACGCTACCTTTATCGTCGTACTCTTGCTTAGTCATTTTAGAGCCGTCTTCATTTAACGCAAAGCCGTCAACTTTTTCTTGTATTACAGAAGACTTTTGAGCGGTAACTCTAGCGCCTTCTTTTCCTTTAATAGGTCCTACGTCAATACCTTCTTTAGCAGCTCTCGATATTACTTTACCAGCAGCTTTATCTCCAGCTACAGCTTTACCAAAAGTTTTGACAAAGTCAAACACTTGCTTACCATCTTTAAACTGTAATTTTTTAGCGTAGCTAGCGGGCAATAAGCTTTGTATTTGCTCTGATATAATGTTACCAAGCTTAACAAAGAAACCTTCGTTTTCAGCCTTGTATATTTCATTAACCATTGAGTCAGAAAGCAGGTTTAAAACCTCTTGCGCTTGCAAGTCTTCTGTTAAATTAATTTTACCATCTTTGTCTACAGCGCCATAAGCTTCTAGCCTAGATTTAATCTCGTTAAGAAACTCAACCTCGCCAGACTCAAGTAAATGATTAATAAGTTTTTGACCCGTCTGTATACCAGCGCCTCTTGCTTCGGTCATGCCAGCTACAACGTCAGATTTTTTAAAAAACGTTTTACGTAAAGCAGCATGTAAAAACTCGTGTGCAGCTACGTTAATATACCCTTTTTCATCAGTAATATCCGCTTCGTTGTTCAACACCATTTTTAACTTACCAGTAGCGTTGTCTTCAAGAAGCATACCATAAGTACCAGCGTTAACAGCTTCAGATATTTTTATCTTTTTACCTTTTTCGTCTTGCGTTAAACCTTTAGCAGCGTCTTCAAGTATTGACTGACGATCAGCTATCATCTCTTGAACTTTCTTAACAGACTTTGTGTCACCTTTTTCTTGGTAACCTTTAAGCTCTGCTTCTAACACTTGTATGTCGTAGCTAGCGTTTTCAACTAAGTTATTGGTGTATTGCTCTACAATTTCATCTATACTTCCTTCAAAAGTATCGATGTCCATGTCTTTGTAGGCTTTCATTTTTTTAACCTTACCGGTTATTTCATCTTTAAGTATATCTAGCCTAGCTCTTCTTACTTTTTGAGCGCCTTCAGACTTACCTATTTCTACAGCACCCTCGTATTTACCTATGATAGCTTCTATTTCAGCTTCTACTGTAGCAAGTTGTTCTGCGGCGTTAGGTACTTTCTCTATACCTTTCTTTTCTGCTTTTTTATTTAGATCTACTCTTTTCTGCTCAAGTTCAACTAAAGCTTCTCTATCGGCTTTATCTGTTATCTTAGAATCTATTTGAGAGTCTGCTATTGCCTTGCCTTGAGTTTGATCAACAAAAGCTTTTAAAGACTTGTCGCCAATAACCTCTATGTTAGCTTTAGCTTTGTCTTCGTTTGATATGTTTTCGTTGTTTAAAAAGCTTTCTATATCTTTTCTAGTTGCAGCACCACCGTTTAACGTGTAAGACTTTTTAGCTAGTATGTCAGCTACGTTTGCAACACCTTTAGCTTCAGCTATACCTTCTAAAAATATTTCACTAGCGTCAAGGTCTTGTCCAGCGGCCTTTTGACCTAAAGCTTCACCACCAGCACCAGCGCCCATTTCTAACGCAGCAACTTGTTTTGCTAACCTACCTTTCTGCGTTGCGGTTAAAGCTTTTTGAACTTTTTTACCGCCTTTACCCATGGTAGTAGCTCCTTTAACAGCAACACTACCTATACCTCTTGATATTCCAGCTGTTATACCCTCAATAGCACCTATAGTTAAACCTCTAGCTACAGCTTTGTCTTTTAAGTCTTGAAACTTATCGGTATCTTCTAGTATAGCTCTAACGTTTTCTTTTGTCATCTCTACACCTTCACCAATCTCTTCTTGTAGTAGTTGAGCTAGAGTATTACCAGTTTCCATTACACCGGTAAGACCACCAAAGAAACCACCAACAGCGCCAGACACGGCACCACCACCAGTCGTTAATACACCAAGAGGTCCAAGAGAAAAACCTGCAGAACCTATAGCAGCACCCGCGGCAGCACCAGCACCTGAAGATAAAGCGGCCATACCAAGAACTTCTTCAGAGTCTTCAGCAGAAGAAATCATTTGAGCTATGGAGCTTACGATTACAGAGGGAGCTATAGTAGGATTTGCAGCAAAAGCTTTTACAGCGCCCCACATACCACCGCCATTTTCTTCGTACATCTTCTGGTAGTTAAGCATTTCATCTGTAACGCCAGCTTCTTGCATACGCTTGTTAGCGTCTAAAAAAGCTTGTAAATCTTCTGCAGATAAGTTTCTACCTTTTTTATATACTTCTAAAGCTTCATCTACGCTTTGTCCCGCAGCCCAACCTTGTTTGCCAGATCTATATAAATCGCCTACAAAGTCTGTTACGGTGTTTTTACCAAAAGCATTTTCTATCCAAGTGTTTTTTTCTTGACTAACTTTACCGCCAATCATAATGTCATTACCATCAGCATCAACGCCGGGCTTTGCTTTAGGTAGGCTGTACATGCTTGAAAACTTTTCAAAGTCTCCCTCAAACAAGCCTTTTTCTTTAATAGCAGAAAAAACATTTTGCTTGTACTTGTCGTTCTCGTAGAACTGAGAAAACTTGTCAAACGATATGTTTAAAAGATTGCTTTCTATTAAAGCTTTATATAAATGCTGTATATTGTTCATATAGTTTTATTGACCTGCTAGTTTTGCTTCTAAATCATCAACACTAAAGCCGTAATCTGACTTGTAGCCGATTGCTTCGTGCATCCACTTTTGCAACTCTAGCGCTTGTATATGATCTTCGTCGCCATCTCCAGCCATATCTCCACCTGAGTAATTATCGAATTCAAACGTTTTAGTTATAGGTCTTACTCCTGGTATTTTTGGATCGTATTTTACTAAAAGAATATCTTCAACCTGTCCAACGTTACTAAACTCAAACCCGTATTCTGAATAAGCTTTAGTAAGAGTTTCAGGCACGCCTTTTCCAAGCTCAAAAATATGATCGTTTGCACTTAGCTCGCCCCAACCGTATTGTGTTATACCAGCAAACGGACTAAAGTCATCTCCAAAGTTAATTCCTGACCCTGTTTGGCTTTGGTATACTCCGTTTTCAAGTTTAGGACCAGCTATGTTAGCTATAAGCTCGTTAGTTTCTTCGCTTTCAGTAGTGTTTAAAGTTACATCGGTGTCGTCACCGTCGCCTCTAGTGTCGTCAAAATCGTTTAGATCAGTTGTAGCCTTAGGCTTACCTTTTTCAGACTTTTCAACTTTCTTAAGTTCATCAGTATACCACTTTCTAAAATGATCAATTACTTTTCTTTCTTTACCGTCAGCACCTGTTATTTTGTGGTTAACACCATTCTTCTGTATAGCTTGCCTAACGTCTATCATTTCATTTGAATCTGTTACTCCTAGGTCTTCATAAAACTTATTAAACCAGTTTGAAGTGTTAAACATGTCTCCGTTTTTGCTATAACCTACTAGATTTCCTTCGTCATCTTCTAAGCTATGCTCAGAGTCAAATATTAACGACTTAACGCCGCCTTGACCAAGATCGCTAAACATATTGTTAACTTGGTAGTGTATGTTTTGATCGTAGTTAGGGCTTTCTGCTGGCATATCAGAAACGGCGGCTAGCATATCGATGTGAGAGTCAAAAGCTGCGCCATAAGTCATTTCAGGCGTTCCTGCTTTTATTGACTCTATAGATATTCTTTTATCAGGATCATCATCAGCAATATCGGGATTAGGATCTACCCAATAAAGTTTACCGTCTATAGTTTGAAAGTTATCCGATACGCCTTGCTGAATATCAGAATACATGTTCTTAACACCCGGCGCGTTACCTTTAGACATTTCTTCAAGGTTAAAGTTAGCGTCGTTCATGGTGTTTTTTATTTCCATGAGCTTTGCGTTTTGATCACGTAAACCTAAAGAGTTTTTGTTTATATCTGCTATTTCAGCCACTATGTCAGCGTACTTAGGGTTTCTAGGCGACATATATGCTAGCTGCCTGTTTAGCTCTTTAAACCTAGCGTTGTTTTCAGTCATAGTACTAGTAACTAAATCTCCAACACCGCCGTGTAGTTTTGAGTCATCTATATCAGGATTAGCTAACTTATATGCTAGCATGCCAGCCGTAACTCTGTCTTCAGCGTTTTCTACCATTTTAAGAAGAGGCTTATAGCCACTTTCAAACCTTTTTTGATCTGCTAAAGGTTGTAATCTTTGTTGTGCTCCAAGCTTAGCTAGTTTGTCAAACAAACCAGTAGCCGGCATGCTGTCAACATTTTTTTGCATATCGCCAAGAAAGTCTTGACCTAAAAGCTCGTTGCCTTGTTTGTCTTTATCTTCTGCCATAATATATTATTTTATCCAAAAATAGGATTGTCTTCTACGTTGTAGCCAGGATTCTTAGGCTTAAACAAGTTTTGTAAAAAAGAGCCATCAGCAAAAGCTCCTTCGCTTGCCGCGCTTCCAAAAGCTGTTAACAAATCACCAGCGTAACCTGGAGTTTGTTGATTTACAGCGGTAGATGAAGCTAAGTTGCTAGCGCTTAAGCCGTACATGTTTGTTATTCTGTTTATGTTTTGTTGTTCAACATACTGTTGGCCTTTGCGATCTAGCATGTCTACTTGAAAAGCGCCGCTAGCTATAAGTTGATCTAATCTACTTTGTTCGCCAGCGCTCAATCCTTGAAGCCTTGAAGCTTCACCTCTTTGCAGTTGATCTAACCTACCAGCTTCCTGAGCAGTAAGACCTTGTAGTCTAGCTCTTTCACCCATTTGTAATTGTTGTATTCTACCTCTATCACCTCTTTGTAGTTGGTCTATTCTAGCGGCTTCTTGAGCTGTCATGCCTTGTAGCCTTGCTGTTTCACCAGCTCTTAATTGATCAAGTCTAGAAGCTTCGCCTAACTGCATTTGTTGTATTCTACTAGCCTCTCCGCGAGACGCCATTTGGTTTTGTCTTTCTTGCTGAGCAATATCTAAAGAAGCTTGCCTTGCTTGTTGGTTGCCAGCCGCGGCTAAACTTTGCGCTAAACCAGCCACGCCGCTAGAACCAGCCGCCCCACCTAAACTGCTTAGCAGGTTAGCTTGTTGTTGCTGTGATTGTTCTCTAGCAAACTCTGCGGCTCTAGTGTCAACTCTTAAATCCTCCATAGTATTTTGCATGTCAGAGAATCTATTTTGTAAACCAGCGTATTGATTTGTTAACCCAGCAAACTGATTTTCCATACCGCCATATTGACTTTGTAAGCCAGCGTATTGGTTAGTAAGACCTGCAAATTGATTAGTCATACCTTCATACTGATTAGCAAGGCCTGACATTTGATTAGTAAGATTAGCGTATGGATTTGTTAATCCTTCGTATGGGTTTTGAAACTCAATAGCGTTGTATTGAGCTTGCATTTCATTAAACCTTTGTTGATCTGCTCGCTGTTGTCTTCTAGCTTGTCTTCTAGCTTTACGCTTTCCGAAAGCTCCTAGTACAGCCCCTCCTAAAGAAATTGCAGCGCTAGCGCCTGGCGCCGCTAAAAAGCCAAAAGTCTTCATGGGGCTTTCTTTGCCTTCAGTTTTTTTAAAAGGCGAGCGTGAACCGTATATTGCCATAATATTATATTTTATCTATTTATAGTTACATTAATGAGCTACTATTTACTGCTTGGAGAAATCTCCGACGCTATTGAAAACAGCTCTACTAGCTCGTCTGAGTTGTTTTCTAGCTTTACCTTTGCATAATAACCTTTTATGCCAGATTTGTTGACAGTTTTGTTTTTAGCAAACATAATTAAGTCACCAGTTTGAGGCGCGTTATCTGTAATCATGTTTTTAATATACAAGTTGTTATTTTCAACTTTACTTATTTCACCGATCTTAACTGGAGAGTTTTGAGCGTACGAAACGTTGTTAGTAGAAGTATAAGTCTGTTGAGTAACTTTATAAGCTATATCTCCAGACTGCAAAGAAGCGTTTAGGCTACCCTCAACGTTAACTGTTAATTTGTGAAATGTATCTGGCATATTATGAGGCTGTTCCTGGGGTTATTATAAAATCTAAATCTAAGTATATTGTTCTGTTAGCGCTTGGCTGTGAGTTTACAACTACACCGCCAGAAAGAGTTATTGAGTCAGCTAAAAGTTTAGGCGGAGCAACATCAAAGGTTAGTACCTCACCGCCTTTAAATGTTTGAGCAAGTGTTACTACCATTTCTCCAGCAGTAGCTGAGGCCACGTTGTTGCCAATAGCAGTTCTGTTGTTTGTTACAGTGTTGGTGCTAGAATTGTTAACACCGTTGCCAGTGTAGGTAGCAATGTCTCCGCCTGGAATGCCGTAAGTTCCATTAAGTGTCACTACCGTGCTGTTACTAACAGTACCTCTTACAGTTGAAGTTACTCTAACTAAGTCTGTAAGTCTTAAGCTTGGTATTATGGAACAACCTAACACGCTATTTATTAAAGACATTCCTGATGCTCTAAACGTTAAAGTTACTCCGTCTGAAATTGTCTGAGCGCTAGATATAGTTATAGTATTAGTTGTAGTATCTACTGACCGTATGTTAGGAGTGCCAGACAAACCGGCTCCGCTGTAAACTCTCATGCCTACTATAAGATCGCTTACCGAATCAAGTTTAATTGTAGTAGAAGAAGAAACATCACCGTCTACGGTTTGTGTATTTGAAAAATACCAAGCTTTGTCTTGTATTATTAAGTTTGTAGTAGGTTCATCTTCGTTGAGAATAAGACCAAAACCATTAGCGTCTGTATCAGCGTTTTCTATATTCCAACTAATGCTTTTAGAAGCAGAGCTTGTTGGACTACCGACAACAGTTGCGTTACTAGGAAACGTCTTGTAAGAACTGGAGTTAGCTGTTGAAGCTAAGGCTAGCGTTAAAGTTGTATTACCTAGCTGAGCTATTCTTTTATTTATTGCTTTGCCAAACTTCATTTCTGTTTCATCTGTTGGATCAGCAATTAAAAGTATATCATATAAAGATCCAGCGGCGTCTGGAAATTCTATTTCACCATCGTAGCTACCGCCTAATAATCCACTTTTAATCATTTTTTGAGGAGAGTGTCCTGTAGAAAAAGTTTTGTCAGTAAAGTCGTAATAAGATCCAGAAGAATTACTTACTATAAATATAAACTTAGCGCCTTCATCACCTCTTATAGTAAAGCTTCTTACGGCGCCTTCCTTAGGTATATCGCCAGTGTTTAGTTGTATTGATTTTATTAACTTCATAATCTACTCTTCTTCAATGTTTTCTGGCACTAGCTCTATAGGATTTGCCGACAAAACTCCTATACCTTGAAATGTAAAATCAGATGTTTTAGGCTCACCTTTTCCTTTTATGTAATTAAACCACTTGTTTTCTTTTTCTATAAACTCTTTTATAGAGCCGCTTTCCATATTTGTATCTATGCTTGACACTTTCCATCCAAGCTTAGTAAACTGATTGTGTAAGTCTGAGTCTGTAACACCTAAAATTGTGTCACTATTAGGAACGTGAGCTTGCGATCCTTCGTAGTTTATTGTCTTAAAGTTTTTAATAAGCTCAGGCGCATCGTTTAAAAGCGTTGTTATTGTTGAGGGCACTGACTGTATATTGTAGAAAGTGTTTGGTGTAGCTTCTTGATGGTAGTGCTGATAAGCTTCTCCGTTTTTAAAAGTAAAATACTTTTTAGAAACACTAGTTCCACTTTCAGGAATAAACGACTTAAAGCTAGTCCAACCTTTTACCTCTTCGCTATAAGATATAGTTTGCTTTGTTACTTCAGGAAAAGCAATTTGAGTCATTGTAATGTTGTCTATAGACATGGTTGTTAAAGAGTCTTCACTAGAAGATGTTATCATTAAAGAACCTATTACATGTTGATTAGAGTCAAAAGAGTCAATGCTTTGTATATCTACAGTTTCTGAAATATTAAGTGAGCTTCCATCTACAGTAAACACAAACCCTGCCGTTGGACTAGCGTAATAAGCAACTTCAATAGAACCAGAGGTAAAAGAAGTTACGTTAAAGCTAACGTCGTATTTTTGACCAACCAATATTTCTTGTTCTATAGCTTGAGAAACTCTTAATCCTTTTAACGCCTCATCCCATTTAATTTGTTCTTCTGCAAATAAAAGATTATTAAGGTTGTCTGCACTAAGAGTGTTTATTTCACTACCCTCATAATCTATTTCGCTAAACACCCACGAACCTACAACGCCTCCACTTACTATAGAAGTTTCGTCTATTATAGATAAATAATCTATTTTACCAACAAACCAATTTGGCACGACGTTACCAGTAGAGCCATCTTGATTTATAGGTCTAGCGTATATGCCGGGTATATCTGGAGGCTGAGTGCTCATTGAAATGCTAGCGTTAGAACCTTCTGGTTGCACTATGCTTGATATGCCTGATCCATCAAGATTAAAAAACACAGAATAGTCGCCAGCTGCGTCTACTATAGCTCTAATAACTCTAGTTTGACCATCTTCCCACTCAGGGGTTTCAACTCTTATATATAGCTTTCCTTCGACAGTCCCTGTGTCTGGGTTTGGCTGTATTCCAAACTTCAAAGCATAACCGGCTGAAGTAGCGCTAGTAAGCTCGTCGCCTGACCAGTTGTAATCTATTCTATTAGCCGCTCCATTACCGCTGTACATCTCTGGTATATTCCAAACCCAACCGCCGTTTTGATAATAAGAAATAGGCTCGCTTAAAGCGTTTATTAAATTGTTTGTTGTTTGAGCGTTCCACTCTTCAGAGAAGCCACCTAAATCACCAGTTTCAGAAATGTTAATTACTGTAATATCATTAATTTCAACAAGTCCATTTTGACAGTTCCGCAAACTAAGTCTAATTTTGTCTAAGCCTTCATAAGCTTGGCTACTAGCTTGAAACACCGCTCTAAGCACGGGTCTTTGTTCTCCATACTCTGTAGCCGTTGTTGGCATACATATTACACCACCAACTGGAGTTGTTATACTTCCGCTACTGTCCGTGTTTCCTGTTGCGCCCGGGGATCTAAACATTTGGCCAAAATAGCCATTTGGATAATTTGCGTCACCAGGAATTGTTTTGTACGCGTCGCCACCACCGACTGCTGAAGGTATACAACCATATATTATAGGAATAACATCTCCGTTTAATCTTAAAAAGTTACTTGTGTCCGGCGTGTTAATAGTGACAGAGTCTGGATCGTAACCAAGATCAACCATGTACCAATCACCATCTACTAGTTCCACGTCTACTTTAAACCCTGCAGTGTTTTGCCCTGTGTCTAGCGTTCCTATTGAGCCGTCTACAACGTGATGCGTTACTCCGGCAATGTTGTAAGAAGACAAGGCCGCTCCATTGTGGTTATCATAAGCCTCACCCGCACCATGCTGTTGATACGTTGTTACGCCGTTGTCGGTGCCTGTGTAATATTGATAGTCGTTTGTAACACCCTCTTGAGTAATCGATACTGTTTGCCACGTTCCAGGGTTTTCTTGACCGTACTGTTGCAGCGCAGCGTAGTTAAGTTGAGTTACTCCGTACGAATTGTAGCCTGACGGTAAAGCGTGTATAACTTCTGCCCAAGCTGGTATTGTAGAACTAGGAACCGCCGGTGTAGATTCGGTTCCAAAGACAGGGACTGGATCAAGCTCTATGTCTACGCCAGTGTCAATGTTGCCTAAGTTTTCTGCAGCTGTCCCTTGAGCTTCAGATAAAGTCCCGTATTCAGTTCCGTCCGCGGCAGTTTGATATACTTGAGCATCTACATCATAATACGCGTACTCAGGAGCGTCATCTTGATATTCTTGCGCTAAAGGAACGTAAGCACTTCCCGTAGTTTTCATTTCGCGGGTTTTGTAAATGGCCATACCTCGAATCCAAAGAGCGTGGCGACCATTACTTGTAAGCGGGGCGTTACTAGTTCTTTCTACTTTAACCTGAAGATTGTCTACAATTTTTAAAGCACTTCCAGAAGGACTCATTACTTCTTCATCAGTAAAAATTTTAAACTTAACAATCATGGTTCTAAAGCCAGTAAAAAATCTTTTTTGGTTGTACGTAGTACTAACAATATCCATTCCGTAAATATTGTCGCTCTCATAACTATTATTCCAAACTCCACCGTACTCATTGCTGTTAAGAATATACCCAGTGTCGTTAGAGTTGTCATGAACACCACTTACCCCTGGAACAGTAAAAGTATAGTCTGGAGTCCAAGAGCTAACCGGTCCAGAGGGAGCGTACAAAGCGCTTTCATCAGAATTAGACCAAGAATATTGAGCATACCCATGTGATTCTAAGTTGTTGTTAGTCGCATTAAAGTTATTACTACCCAAACTTCCAGTAGAGTGAAACGGCGTATTGTCAGTTGCTCCACCCGCGCCGGTCCATACCTCTGGAATGTTTGCCGAAAATAACGGTGTACTTCTAAAATGATCGTTACTGCCGTCAGAATCTCTTAGTGTAATTTTAATATCCATATTACTAGGCCAGTAGTCGTCTTGTGAAAAAGCCGAAAAGCCAGGTCTATAATACTCTACTGAATAATTTATTTTTACCCAAATTTCTTCTCCATTAAATACGCTCATGTTTGTCGCGTCAGGAAACTCTGCTAGCATTGCAGAGGGAACTTGATTGTTTGCGCCAGAATGACCGTATGGAAATGTTAAGTAATCAGTGTTAGTGCGCAAGCCAACCGCGCCATCGCTAGGAGCGTTATTTGTAGTTGAAGGAGCGCCGTTAGTTTCTATAACGCCAGATACATTACCTGGTATGCTAAAGGTTGCGGTAGATTCTTGATCTTCTTGCCCGTCTACTTGCCAGTTTGTGCCAAAAGTTTCTTTTCTGATCATGTAGCTACCGCTACCAAAAGTTGGCCAAACAGCGTTTTGTAAATTTTGAGTAGTAACAAGAGTTTGAGCGCCTACGTTTGTTTGATATTGTTCAGCGCCATTACTTGCATTACCCGGAACCATTATAGCTCCATAGTTTGGTAGTATTTCGTCTGCGTAAGCCTCGTTGTATGATACTATTGTACTAAAATTGTCCCAAGCTTGGCTTATAGCTCCAACTGGTATTTCTGGCCAGTTTATTATTGTAACTTCAGAATCTATTGATGAGTTAACGACAGGAAGATTTTCATCACCCTCCGTTGCGTTATCATATATGCTAGCTATATCAACAGCCGTATATTCAATACCAGACTCAAGGTTAGGATTATCTATTATTTCTGTAACATAAGAAGACACGCTTAGCTCTTCACCTTCTGAAATGTAAGAGTTTTGTATTAAGTTGTTGTATATGTAGTCGTTAAGCGTTAAGTTGTATTGTCTTTTATATTCGTCATAAGTACCTAACAACGCTCCAGACTTAGGAAGATTATCTCTAAAATAATCGTGCATACCAGCGTCGGATATAGGCGTTAACCCGTCCATAGATAGTCTTAGCACAGCGCCTCTTTGTTTATCAGTAAAATACGCTCTGTACGACTCAAACGCAAACGACTCAGGATTTTTAGATATACCGTAGTCGCCAACAAAAGGTGTAGCTTGACCTAAAACGTTTGTAGTTGCTACAATGTTAGTATTACCATCAGCGTTAAATAAAGCGTCTTTGTTTGCTAGTATTTTAACAACTCTATCTTCGCAGAAAGCTATAAGATCAGCTCTTCTTGAAAAAAGCTTTTGTATACTTCCGTAAGTAGGATTTAAGTCTTTTGTTATTTTTTCTGCTTGTATAAACTGATTTAAGTTATTTAATCCACTGCTAGCATTGTAAAGGCCTGAATAAATTAAACCGTGCTTTCTGTTTTCTTCAGAGTAAGGCTCTTCTAACGTGGTAGAAGCCTTAGCGCCATTGCCTATAAACGTAGCGTTAAAATCATCTCTTAGTCTATTAGACTCAACACCGTCTCCAAACGTAAAGCAGTTATACCAGCTTAATCCAGTTTCTAAAGAAGCGTCTACCATAGGGTTTACTATAAAAATAGCTCTTTGACTAGCATCGCTTTCAAGCTCATAATGTGGTCCAAGCCTACAGGTTGTAAAGCTGCCGTCTGGTCTATAAAATCTAATTCTAGTGTTAACGTAGTCTATTTGTACGTCTTCATTGTTTTTTATGTTAAAACCTAAACCGTTAGAACTAGCTGTAGCGCTTTCGCCTTCAGTGTTAAAATAAAGCCCTACTCCTTCGGCATACTCCCAACTTTTTACATATATATTGTCGGTTATAGTATCTTCACCCCTAGTAGCGCTAGGTAAATCAACAAACTCAATTCTTGACCCTACAGGAGCAAACTGACTAACGTTATCTATTGTTAATTCTGTTGGGATTGCACCACCAGTTTCGTAAAATATATTTAAGTCTAAAGAGTCTTTGGGCTCTGTTTCAAACACAGCAGAAACATCTTTAACAGCCCCAGACAAAGCTTGAGCTTTATCGTCTATAAACTGCATTTTCATAGACGTATCTATATCGATAGCCATAGCTGAAGATGTACCGCCTATAATAGGGCTGTTAGTTTGATCTTGCGGAGCTTTGTCTAGTTTTAGCACAAATACAGTTCTTCTATTACTAGCTTTACCAAAGTCTTCTAACTTAGCAAGTAGAGCCGTGTCTTCACCGTCAACCGAGCCTGTTAGCTTAGCTGTAGCCCACTCAACAGCGCACTCTTCAACACTTTTTTGATCTTCGTGCCTATGTATTCCACCTTCGTCGGTATGGGCAAAAACAAATTTAGATCTAAAAGGAGTGTGGTTGTACACGTGTTTTATAGAAACGTCTAGTATAGTGTATATAACATCGTTGCTGTCTTTCTCAAACTTAAACTTTTTGCCAATAGCTAAGTTCTTAACAAAGTCTTCAATGTTTTTGTCTGTTTGAGTAGAGCTTGACTGTGTCCACTTTGTAGGTGAAAAGGTTGGGTCCCACTGTCTTTCATGCAGTTCTTTATACTCCAAGTCATAACCTATACCTACGCCTGGCGATGGAGCCTCGCCTAAAGGTTCGTCGTCAATGTAGTTTCCTTCTAACTCAACAAACTTTACAGCATTTTCGTCATCGTTGTTTCCTAGCGAAGTTCCTTGCTCGTTAGTAAAAGCACCCCCGCCCCATATACCTTGTAGTATTTTACCTAAGCCATTAGCACCGGTAACTTCTATGTCATTTAAGCTAATCCCAGAAGAATCAAATAAATTTTTTCCAGGCGCGAAAAAAGAAACGTGCATGTAGTGACCGCCGGCTTCTTCGCCGTAAGTTTCGTTTGTTTCTTGACTAAATATATCGTTTTTCCATCTATAAAAGCCGTTTACTTGGTCGTTAGTAGTAGTTAAGACGCCAGGTATAAACGATCTAACTCTACTTTGCCACGTACTGTAGCTTGATATATCAGCTAAAGACCAAGTTGTATATTGATTTAAGTCCCAAGGATATTCTTCACCTTCAGAGTTCCACTCTACTTTACCGTAGGTTAATTCATTTGCAACAACGCCTTGACCTGCTTCTTTAGCATAGCTGCTAGAAGATAAGTTAGCAGCAGACATGTGCATGTTGTCTATAAAAAAAGCTTTTGAATAACTTGTAAGCAGAGCATCCCACTCAGAGGCTTTATTTGATACACCACTTATTTCATCTTCGTCTTTAGGCTGGCTTTCAGGAGCTTGTCCAAAACTAGGCATGTTGTCTAAGCCTTGATCTTCATGTGTGCCAATTGTGTCTGCCCACCAAAACATATCTTTAGAAGCAGAAATAAACTCACTTATAGACTTGTTTGACTTTATTGTAGTTATATTATTTTTTATAACTTCGTCAGACAGTATCTTAACAAAAAACTTACCAGAAAACTCTTCAGCATCTCGCTTTTCTTTTCTATAAACCGTAAATACTAAATCATGATTTAATTCGTCAGCACTATTAGCAGCTAAAGCCGCGTCATCTACGTGTATTTTTTCGCGTAGTTTTAACCTCATAGCAGTACCAACTTCTATAGAAACCGCTTGGTATCTTCTTGAGTGAACCTCAAATCCACTAGCATCTACTGTTTTCCAAGAAATATATATATTATCTACAAACTCAGTATTGTCTACACCCGAAACGCTTGGCGCACCCGTACCTCTTAAAACTGGATAACCAAAAGTAAACCAAGAAGACTTGTCAATTTCTACAATATCTGTTTGTTTGTCTATTCTAAACTCGCTGTCTTGAAACAATGAGCCTTCAGTGCCACCGTTTGCTAGGTTTGTAGATGTTGTTAAGTTTGAAACTTCACCAACGGGTAAGTATACGTAAGCTACAGAGTCAGGAGCCTCTGGCTTCACATCTATAACTTTATATCTATTAGCATCTTCTACGTGGTTGTCTGTAGAGCTTGAAACTTTTTTTAAGATTAAATAATCTTCTGTTGTTATTTTGTTTATTTCAGAAGAAGGAAATGAAAGCCAAACATGCTCTTCTTTATTGTCAAAATCTGTGCTTATGCTTGGAATATACAATTTATCCATTAATAAATTATAATATTCTCCAGATGTTTCTTTTATATAAAACTTAAAGTATTTAGCCCAGTCTGGCGTTGGCGTTTTAATACTGCTAGTTAACACCATCGGGCTTAAAAAATTAGGCCTATCACTATTAGCGCCTACCCAAGGAATATTAACAGATGCGTTTGTAGAAGAAAACACTGGTGTTTCTCTACCGTACTTATCGCCATAGACAACGCCAAGCTGATAATCTCTTAAAGACTTTACAGACTCAAGCCCTCCACTTAGAGCGTTGTTGTTTTTTAAGCTTTTCTTTTCGTAACTAGACTTTAGTTTAACGCTAGAGCTTGGCATATCGTAGCCTTGAGTATAGTTTGCGTAAACTAATCTATTTCCAGTCATTTCTTGAGCAGCAGCTTTTCTAGGTACATTATCCCAAGATCTAAGCATTTGGTTTTCAGGCAAAGCAGCGTATATGTTTTCTGTTGTAACTAAATATCTACCTTTGTTGTTTTCCTGCGCTCCATAAAGATTGTCAACTCCTTGAGTAGATCCATCGGCTTTAAACTCATCGTCAGAAGGTTTTATGTTTGCTATAGAGTAAACTACGTTTGAGCCCTCGCTTTTATATAGTAAGTCTACTTGAACAACATCAGCTGGAATATCAGCTGGTATAAAATCCATAAGCTCAACAGACTTTATGGTGTTGACCATTGACTTGTTGTAAACTTCTTTATTAGAGTAAAAATCAGAGGCGCTTGTGCCGTCTTGATGCTTAGCGCTAAATACTACGTTTGTAAAAGGTCCAAAAGCAGAGTATTCGCCGTCTCTATATTTATACCTAAAGCAAAACCTAGGCATTACTCTTTCAAATATACCTTTTTCAGATTTGTTTTTGTTATGATTTATTTTTACAAAAGGAGGAGATAAAGGTCTTTTCTTTATTACAGTTATAAAGTCTTCAGTAAGCAAAGTGTCTGTAACCTCATTTTGAGGTGTAACGTAAGTAGTATGCTTGTTTAAGCCTGTAGTTTGATTTTGATCTGTTCCTAGCTTGCAAAGTCTAACGTTTATTTTTTTAGGCTCTCCTATACCGTCAGTCCAATACAGAAAGTCATCAATAATGTTTATTCCAGTAACATGTGTATTTGGAAAGTTTAAAGCTGAATTACTGTTTCTTTTGTTAGGGTCAACAAAAACAAGGGTAGACTTTTGCAGTTGGTCGTCCCACTCTAATATCATGTCCACAGTAGTAGATGTAACAAACCAATAAATTCTATTGTTTTGCTCGTCAGTTATAGAGCCTATACACCTAAACTCAGCGTTAGGAAGACCTGCTACTCTATAGTTACCTAGTATATTTTGTACTGTACCAACATTAGATCCTTCTGAAGTAGAAACCTCAACGTTCATAGCGTCTATATATTCTCCTTTAGGCACTAATCTTTCGTCAAGGTCTTTATTCATTTTACCTTTAAGAAATGTGTTTTTTATTTCTGCCATCTACTAGTGTTTTATTTGCTTAGACTTACCTCTAAGTATTTGAGTAATCTCCTCTAACTTAATGTTTGATAGTCTTAGCTTTGCTTGTCTAGTTGCAGCAAACTTCTCTTTTTTAGCACGCTGAACTATATACTCAGGTATGTTTATCCTGCTTGATAACACCGAGTGGGTTATCCATTTGTATATTGCATCTTCAGCAAACTTGTGTACTTTCATTTCGCCGTCGGTGCCAAGGCTATCACTTATATAATCTAATATCACAGTTTTTCCAGCAATGTTAGAGCTAAAGTTTATTTTGCCCATTCTGTTGTCTATATAGTAAGATCCGTTTATTTGAGCTCTTGTTGGTTCAAGGCCATATCTTTCACCTTGCTGAGGCCAATACGTATCGTCTTCGTAATCCTCAGTTTGATTTTCGTGAGGTGTGTTTGCTTTATAATTTTTAAAAGTTGAAGAAACTCCAGAATCTACTTCTGTTAAAGAAGGCTTAACATTAAGATTTGATATTGCTATATCATCTACAGTAGCCGTGTCAAATAGCAGGCTACTGTTGTAGGCCGTAACATCAATATCCGTGTGATCAATAATACTTAACGCAACCAAATATATCGCGCCAGTAGCATTTGTCAAGTCTATAAGCTCTCCTTCGTAATTTTTAAGACCGCTTTCACCCTGTGTCCACTCTATATAGCCTAAGTCAAAATAGTTTGGATTAGCATTTGGAGTGGGAGCGTGGTACTGTACGCCTTGCCAAACATAGTTTTGCATAGAGATTTCGTCGGAAGGTGGCTGAGTAGAAAGCCCAACTCTAACTGTACTACCAGGTTTAGTGAAAGTTCCAGCGGTACCGTAGTTTGTAATAGCTGCAGCAGCTTCAGCCTCTGTAATGGTTAAACTTGAAGAGGCATTGGTAGTTGCTGTAGCTCCAAAAGATATAGCGCCAAGATCTGTAGCGTCTATCTCTTGATATATATATGTGCAATAGCCATAAGAAGAATTACCATTAGAACTTCCTATTGTAGCGTGGTTTTGAAACTTTACAACTGGATTTTCTGCGGAGGCGTCTACTGAAATACTAGTTACAACTCCGCCTACAGAAGGAGGTCTTACTACTTGTGGGCTTTTTGTCCAACCTTCTAAGCCATCTGTAAAACTTGCGTTTTGAAAAAGATCTGCTTGAGTTGGAAACTCATAAGTGCCATCTGAGTTTTGCTTTATTTCAAATGGATTTGAAGTATCTTTTGTAGGGTATAGAGGATGTTTAACACCAGAAGAATCAACCCAACTAAGCCTTGTGTAGTTGACATAGTCTTTTGGCAATATCATGGTTAAGCTTGGCGGCACCTCTATCTGTTGAGCTTTTACAGATTTAAAAGTGTCAAAAGAAAGCTCAGCTAAAGCTCTATACGCGTGAAACTGCACGTCTGTTCTACTAACATTAGTTATTAGTTTTTCATCACCAACATAAACAACCATAAATTGCTCTATAATATCATCTAAAGAACAAAACTGATAGTCACCGTGCTCTGAACCTTCGTAATAGCTTAAGTCTGTTTTACCGTATAAATATCCCATTTTTTATTGTTTTTGTTGAGCAGTCGTATTAGCATCGGCTTGACCCGCCACTTGAGTTAACGTAAGCTCTTTTATAGATACTCCTGCGTACTGTAGTATTTTTAAAATCAAGGTTCTTTCTTCAGCCTTGTCTAACTCAAAATGTCGAGTAGAATTATTGGGCGCCCATATTGCTTTTTCATTAACAACTAAATATGTCCAGTTAGGATCAGTAGGCTTTCTAAAATAAGAGTAAGAAACAACATGATTCGCAGCGTAACTTTCTTCAATATTTGCCATTAAGTAAAACGTGTTGCCAGCCACATAGTAGTTTGGCCTTTTTACATTTGGCTTTGTTAAATAACCGCTACTAGTAATTTTTAAGCTATCAGCTCTATTAATTTTTTCTATATTGTACCTATTTTGATCAGCTATAAGTATTGCTGAAGAGCACTTGTAATGATCAGAAGGTAAAGTAGCTGATGGAATAGTCAGATTAGCGGTTGTTATAAACTTAGATAAATAGTCTTCTAAAATTTGCTTTAAGTTAGGCGAAAAACTAGAGCTAGTTGCTTGAACACCTCTTTTAATTTGATCAAGATCGTAAAAGTATTGCTCAAATATTTCCATCTGAGCTTGTCTAGCGAATAAGTTAAACTCTTGAGGCGTAATGTAACCTCTTTGTTCTTTGTTAGCTAATGCTAACACTGTCTGGTAGACAGTATCTACGTTTGCAAATTGTTCCGCCATTATGTTTTATTTTTATAGTTAAGCAACCACCCCGAAGAGTGGCTGCTCTACTATAGGATGATTACGCGTTTAATCGCTTTTCTATGTTGGAGTATATCTCCATACCTTCATCTGTTTTAAACCATGCGGCTAAAGCAGAATATGGGTGCTCATCAAACGGAACTGTCATTAGTTTTCTATCGTTAGATCCCCAACTAAAAGTTCTTTGATCTGATGATAATTTAATGATTCCAAGCTCATTCGCTTTGATACCAAAGTTTCTAAGCTGAACGTTGTCATCGTTTACTAGTTCTAGGAATAAAGAAGGATTTCTTTTAGCATATAATAGTAAATCTCTTTTAAGCTCCTTAGAACTCATCTTAGACACCTTAGAGCCAAGCTCTACACGCATTACAGCTTCAGCCATATCAATATCTAAGCTTTGAGCCGCGTTTAATGCTTCGATTTCTACTTGTATCATCTCAACCTGATTGCTAGCGATAGCAGCGGGCTTATGCTCGTAAAAAATCTTGTCTCTTTGTGGGTGATATAAAGACAAAAGTTTTTGAAGTACAGTTTTGTTTTTAGGAACGTTTAAAACGCCGTTTCTAAATATAATATGCTCTAACCTCTGGTCACCTTGCATTTCATCAACAAATACAGTTCGTTGGTTTGAACAATATTTTAACTCTCTTTCATAACCTTTTTCTTCGTCGAAATAATAAATATTACTACCTTTTATCAACTTGCTTAATGGCTTGTCGTTGCTTTTAAGCATGTAAAATCTATCTTTTATTTCCCAAGTATCTTTTACTGGCGTTGGTAAAGGTTTTTCTTTCACCTCGACAGTAACTGGTTTCATTTCATTTGTAGCTTTTATTTCTGGCTGTTCTACCTCAGCTTTTTTTGTTTGTTTTTTTGCCATGATATAATATAATAATAATTAAAAAAAAAAGAGAGGAGGAGATTATCCTCCCCTCTATTAATACAAACGCTTAGTTAAACAAGCAGAAGTTGTTTGCACCTTGAACAATCATACATCTTTCAGATAAGAAGTTCATTGTCATTGCGTCTAAGTCAGAAGTAACAGCTCCAACAGATCCTGTAACCCAAGATTTGTTCTTTCTGCTTTCCATGTTAGAAGCGCGGTAACGTACGTGTAAGAATGGACGCTTAAGGTTTTTACCTAAACCTTGGTCGTACACATTAGATACACCAGCTGGGATAACAACACCACGAATAGCTTCACCACCAGTTGCAGCAGCATTGATACCGCCTCTAGTTTGCTTATCGTTTAAGTATTTCCAGTCAGACTTATAGAAGTCGTAAGAACCTCTACGGAAACCAGAGAAACCTAAGTTTAATGCCATATCTTCAGAGTTGTCGAATACTCCGTAAGAAGTACCACCAGCACCGTAAGAGTTCATTGAAGCTAACATATCGTCGATAGCAAGAGACGTAGCTCTGTTTACAAACATCATGTTTTCTTCAATAGCGCCGTTTTCATCAAAGGCAGCTAGCATAGCGTCAAACTCAGCTAAATCAGTAGCAGCGTTAACACCAGTAACACCAGATGATTGGTGGCCTCTTGAAGTAATCGCTTTGAAAAGACCTTCAGTACCGTGAAGTCCAAGAGCGTCGTTAGCAGCGCCTAATACGATTGATTCTTCAGCCGCTTTTTCAGCTTCAATACATACCATTTCTAGGTAGTCGTTGAAACGAGCTTTAGTATCACCAGCAGCTTTTAAGTACCAGTAATAACCGTTTTGTCCGTCTTCACCAGAAACTTCAACCCAACCGATTTGAGCAGCATCAGATCCAGATACTTCGTACATGTCTTTGATGATGATTGGCTTGTTAGTGTAAGTTTGGAAAACAGGCTCGTTAGCTCTTGTTTGGTTGTTAGTTCCTTTAGCGAACTCAGAACCGAATACTAAAACTTTACAAGTATCATCAGTATCTGCGAAGCCAGCATCATCTAAATGCTCATATCCATAAGGAGTAACTGTAAAAGCGTCAGTGCCAGCATCAGCATCACTTACGCGAGCTGTAATAGTTTGACCACCACCAGCGATTAATACCATGTCACCAACTCTAATACCGTGATCTGAAGTTTGATTTACACCGTCTTGAGTTTTAGCCACCTTCATTGTAGAAGCCTCGGCAGACGTAATAGTACATTCATAAGATAAGTGTAACCTACCTTGCTCTGACCATACAACTTGATCAGCAGACATAGCTTCTTCAGCACTTACTTGACCTAAGAATCCTGAGATAGTTCTTTTACCAAAAACCTCAGCTTCTTCAGCGATTAAGTCTGGAAGATATTGCTGTGCCCACCCACTGTTTTGTAGGTCTAAATAATTTTCCGATCCGATAACCTTTTGAGTAAAGTCTTTACCAGCCGGAGTGTAACTGTTAATTGCCATTTTTAATTTATTTTAAATGGGTTAATAATTTATTTTCGTTTATTAATTTTAAACTTAAAATCAGAAGAATTTTCACCCACTACTCTAACCTTTACTCCGCCAGCCTCAATCTCTCTACCGTGTTCTTGGCGAGGATTCATACTAACGTTTTTAGATTTAGCAACACTATCTTTTAGAGCGTCAGCTTTGCCTTGCTCGTAAAAATGCTGTGCTATAGCATCTGGGTTCATAGCTGTATATAAAGATTTATGATAACCTTTAGCATCAGAGATTGTATTGTCTTCGTTCAAAAACTTTTTGATGAAGTTGTTAATATCACTCTGCGTTTCTTTAACCGACTCTTTATTCTTAACATTAAACCTATACTTTTTATCACCGACGTTGTATTCAAAACCTTTGAACTTGTCGTTGAAAAGATTATCAGTTTTCTGTTTAAAAGTACTGAGTCGCTTTTCAGCTACTTTTTTGGACTCTTCCGACTCCTTGTTATACCTGTTGAAAAAATCAATAGCTTTCTGTTGTTCTTTTGTTAACTTTGAGCCATTTTTAATTTCATCATAGTAGTTGGATTTTACACTCTCCAAGTGGTTCTTTGCTTGAGCAACTTGCTCCTTCAAAGCTAATTTCTTTCTTTTTATATCTATATCCTCGTCCATTTCTTCGTCAAAAGAAAATTGATCCTCCATCATGAAGTCTATTTCTTCCGCGTCTAGATGAGGTTTAGTTTGCTTATAATATTCTCTTAGAAGAGTTAAGTTGTCTAAACCAGAGTAATCTCTGTTTAAGTTAACATAGTCTTCTAATGTACCGCCAGTATCATTCATAAAGTCAACTAACTTTTGAATGTTTTCTGGTAGTGGCTGACCAGTAACCGCGGCTTCTTCTACAGCCTCCTCTACTTCATCAACCAACTCTTTCAAAGCCTCGTTCGGCTCTTCATCAGTAATTTCTTCTAGTACTGCATCTTGTGCTTCGGCTTCCGGCTGTACTTCTTCTTGTTCCGGTGTGGCGTCGGCACTTTCATCGCTTCCAACCACTCCTGTGTCGTCAGTTGGGCCATCTGCAACTTCTGTTGTTTCTTCTGGTTTTTCATCTTCAATTGGTTTACTTAAATCTACTTTAAAAACGCTATCGTCGTCAGCAGAATTAAATTTACTCTCTTCAACCTTTTCTACGGGTTGTTCTTGTGTAGTTTCTTCAACTACGTTTTCGTTTTCTTCCATAATATAAAATATAAATTAGTAATTTATTTAGGTTCGTATGCACCTAGATTAAATCCACTTCCAATAGTATCATTACCTGATGACTCAAAGTTTTTAGGTGGTTTACCTGATTTTCTTTGATCTATAAGCTCTGATTGTTGCGTAGCTTGGATTTTAGTTCTATTATCTTTACGATCTTCTTTTTCTTTTTCTCTATTCATCAGCGTCTGATTATCCATAGCTCTTAACTGCATGTTATACTGAAACTCTTGCGCCATAAGTCTTTCTTTAATGACAGACTCTGCTTGCAGTTTCTGAGCGTCAAGCTGCGCCTGCATTTGTGCTAGCTGAGCTTCAGCCTGCTTAAGCGCTTGTTGCTTTTGTACTTCCATTTGAGCAGAAGCTTGTTGTTGCTGTATGTTGGCTTGAGACTGAGCTTGAATATTTTGTTGTTGTATTTGCTGATCTCTTTGCATTTTCTTCTTCCTACGTATCTTAAGAAGTTGATTAGCAAGCTTAATGTTCTTTATCTCTCTTAAATCAATAACGTCCTCTAAGTCTATAGTTTGTTGAGCTAAGGCTTGCTGTATATTGTTTTCTAACTTAGCTTGCTCTTCTTCGTCTGGTGCTAAATCTAAGAATATGCCAAAGTCATACAGATGTAAGTTAGACATTTCTTCTAGCGTAGCTACATTGTGCACACCAATACTTTGTATAAACGCATCTTTTGTCGGCGAGTACTCTATGATGTCAGATATTCTAAGTGATAGTTGCTCTGCAACCTCAGTTGTTAAATACAAACCAGAGTTTAATATATGTCTAGTAGCGGTGTTTGAATTAGCCGCGGCCATTTTTTGAACACCAACTAAAGCTCTTTCGTCAGGAGTACTACCGTCTCTAGCTTCGTTAAGCCCGGTTGTATCACGTATCATTTGCAAGTAATAGTTGTAATTACCTATTAGCGCTTGTATCTTGTTACCACCAGATCCAGATGTAATTTCTTGAATAGGTACTTTACCTGGATTCATATCACCCTCAGAAGTAAAGCTTCGTCCAATAACACTACCCGTTTGGAAGAACATGTTTAAAGCTTCTTGTGGGCTATAGTTAGTTCCATTGCCTAAGTCTATTTCAGCTAAACCATCTGCGTCAAGATAAACACCGTCTGGAACCATCTTAGACATTACTTGCTGTAGCTTCAAGTGTGTAAGCTGTATCATATCAGCAAAACCTGTAATACGCTTAACTAAAGATTCTATTCTACCTTTGTACATTCTAGGAGCTACAATACTATAGTTCATTTTAACTTTAGTAAAATCGCTCTTAGGTCTCATCATGTTCTTAGACATTTCCCACTTAAGAAGTTTGTCTGTACCTAAAACCATAGCGCCTTCGTATAAGCACTCTATTGATCTCTGTAGTTTAGAAAAGTTTTCAACGTCTTCAGGCGGATTAAAGTTATCGTCTTTTTCTATAGCTTTATCAGCGCCGCTACCTGTTTCTTTTATTTTATAAACTTCGTTCATGTAGGTCTTGTAGTTAAAATACAAAACTTGAACTTTGTTATTGTCTTCTCGGCTGTAGCCTCTACTTTTATTTCTATTTGAAGAAGTGTTTACTCCAGCTTGTTGTATTTCTTCTAAGTCAGATTGCTCTAAGTGAGGAAACTGCTTAACTAATTCGTTTATAGGTATTTCTTTAACTTCACCCACGTAGTATATATCGTCAAAGTATGGCGACTCTGTGTAAGAGTAAACTAAGTCAGCAGGGTCAACATAGTCTACAACTACACCCTCAGAAGTATTAAAGCTAGTTTTTACCGCGCCAATACCTAACACAGTGAGGTCGTAGAAAAACTGCTTCTTAATCAAATCGTAGTTGCTACCCTCCATCAAAACTTTTATAGCTTGCTCTTCAGCTATCTCTACAGCCTGCTTATATGTTAGCTGCATGTGAAGCTCTAGTTCTTCTTGTGTTTGCGGTAAGGTTTCAGGGTCGTTTTCGTACAAGTTCATGCCAAACTCTTCAGCGGCAAAGTCATTCATTTCTCTAGCCGCCATGTCGCCAAGTATACTTTCCATATACTCTGTTCTTTTAGCAACGCCGTTAGGGTCTTGCGAATACGCTTTAATATCATATACGCGTTCTGCTATACCGTTAACCACAATATCTACAAACTTTGGTATGATTGGCACTGGCGTCCAGTCTAAGTTTAAATACGATAAATCACCGTTTATAGAAAGCTCGTCTTTATATTTTTTTATTGATTGTTCGCCTCTAGCGTATAGCCTTAGCTTGTGAAAATCATTTTGATAGTCTTCATATCTGTGACTACCATTGTTATCGTTAAACCATTCTGACTCGATAGCTTTAGCTACCTTTAAACCATAGTCATAGCTTATTTTTTCTGCATCGCTAACGACTTGACTTGGAAAATAATTACTTACAACAGACTCTGCCATATTTTTATTTTATTATTTTTGATGTGTTACCAGTGTTACTATATCTGGATATGTTAAGGTTTAACTTTGGTTTTTTAATTTCTCCGTGTGGTCTATACAAGTGTCTATTACAAGCCATTATAGCTAAACCAGAACTTATCGCGGCATCAAACTTTGTACGTTTGTTTATATCAAACCTACTCCACTCATTTAGTGTTTGGTTAAAGTATATGTTGCCATAGTTACCATCACCTAAATGTCCGACATGGTCTTGTATGTACATTTCTATTGCTGCAGCGTGAGCTTGTTTTATATCCTCACTAGAGTTTGGTATACCACCAACTTCTTTTTCTGCTACAGATAGCTTGTTCCATATTTTATCTGGTCTATTCATACTGAAACCTCTATATCCTCTACGTTTTAAATAGTAAAGTAATCTAGGTTTGTTATTTTCCGCGAGTAGTGGCATACCATAAAATACTAATGCCATTAGTACATCTTCAAAAAATATTTCAGCGGTTTGTGGTCTTGCAATATATTCTAAGAACATGTGATTTGGTGGAGCGTCTTCCATAGAAAACTTTGTTAAACCATGCAAAGCACCTTTAGATCCTTTACCGTCTACTGTTCCACTAATATCGTAGCTATCACACCCAAACGCACCAACGTGTTCGTTACCCGGGTATTTAACTCCGTTCTTTATTATAACTCTATTCTGAAGGTTTGTAGGCGGTACCCAACTAATGTTAAACCTACCTTTTGGATCTGGATAAAAAACAACCTTTGTATCTTTTACTCCGTTCACCCATTGGAAATTACCTGTATTAACTACAGAGCTATTTCTAATGCCTTCATTATAATCTATTTGTTCGTATATCTTAACTAAGTTAAATATACTGTTTTTTGCCTCATCTCTGAAAGCGTGTTCTTCTGTTCTAGGAAACTGACGGTAAAATTCATTTAAACCATCTTGATCTCCTTTTAATCCATCAGCCTCATTGTCCCAGTGCTCAATAATACCTATGTCTATTAATTCACCGTCGGGTCCATAAACGTCTTGTCCGGGAGTATTAAAGACAGGGCTTCCATATTCATCAATGAATCCTTCATAGTTCCATTCCATTGGGATAAACAGAGAGTATAAACCAGAACGTGTTTGACCATTTCTATTTCTTTGCGTTACATCACTATCTTGATATAACTTTTTAAAATTATCACCACCTTTATCCAAGGCATTACTTGTTGAACCCATCATACACTTGCCAACTATTCTAGAACCTAGTCTAAGACAAGTCTTTGTAACTCGCCAGTTGTTAAGTATATTGTCAGGCCTTTCCCACTTACCACTTTCATCGTGTACAAGTAAAGAAAGTTTCTCACCATCATAACTGTTGTCTCCAGTGTTTTTCCAGTCAATCGTGGTGTCTAGACCTTTTATATCTTCTAGCTGTTCGTTAACCTCTATTTTTTTACGAGTAAACTTACTCGCTGGTACACGATATGCTAATTCAGACTTTGGTCTATCCATACCATCTTGTATAGGTTTGAAGAAAAAAGGATAGTTTATTGATATAGGTACAACCTTGTCGGTAAACATCTTTTTTGCATCAGCTCCACTTTTGGATAGTATTCCATATCTACTATCACTCGATATTGTAGCTAAGTTAACGGTTTCAGCAGAGCTCATAAAAGAAAAACCAGAACGCCTATTTTTAAGATAACACATACCATAACATCTTTTATCAGCTTTGCAAGCTTCCCAAAATATAAAAAACAACCTATTAGCTTCACGAAAGTCTGGAGCACCAACGTCTATTTTCGACCACTGGAGGTACATGTAGTGAGTTCCCGTAAGATAAGTTGGAACACCAGCATTGCAAAACCAAAAGCCTTCGTCTCTTCTTTTAAATTCTTCATCTATATAATCGTACCATTGTTCTTTTTGCTCTTCAGGATAAGCTCTCCAGTCAAATATGTTTTTTATTTTTGCTAAAGGCTTAGGATATTCTATTTTACGCCACTTCTGCTCTTCGTTAGTGTAAACATTGCTAGGCGCTTTTGGTAGAGCTATTTTTAAATTTTGAATTTCGTATATTTCACCTATTTGACCAGTCTTAGATATAACGACAACATCGTGGTCTTTGTCATAACCGTACTTCCACTTTTTACCTTTATTAAGTCTACTAATCGTAGTTTTCTTAATAGGCTCAATTATACTATATAGCGTTTGCTCGTAACTCATTTAGATCTTCCTTCAGCAAATCCTTTAAATACACGCTCTTCTTTCTTCTCTGGTTCTTTACCACTAAGTAAATTTTCTTCCTCTTGAATTCTGTTAAGTATCTCGAACGCGTCGAATATAGCGAGCTTCTTTGTTGCCGCAGCGTTTTTAAGCCTGTCAGCAGTAATATCATCACCACTATCAACGATAGCTTCTTTTGCCACTTTAATGAGCTCTTCAACTGCTTTATGCCCAGCTTGGATTATACTCTTCTTCGTCTCCTTGATATTCATACTTAATTGTAATAAAACTTGATAATACTCTATATAATCTTTGTCCGTCAACAATAAACTCGTATTTAGAATTAGGTCTTAAACCAACTAAATCACCAACGTCTACAGTTCCGTCTGAATACTTAACAATACCTACTAAAGGTCTTTCAGCGTCAGTGTTAAACTTGTCAATAGCTTTTATAGGCTTTACAAAACAATAGCCTTTTGGAGCTGCCCACTTGTTGTTTCTTTTAATTAAAAATATTTGATCTATAGAAATAACATAAGTTTGCTCGTCTATAAAACTTCTACTGTTCTTTTCTCTACCTTTAACGTCATGCCATCTTCTAAAAACGTTGTGGTGAACTATAACTTCATCTCCAACCTTAATATCTGTTTTTCCAACGGTAGGCACAGCTAATACTTTAGCCAACCTGTTAACGTGCTGGTGATTAAATATTTCGCTGTTAACTATTAAGTCTTTATCACCAACCTTTTTGACATTGTTGTATCTTTGACCAACAGGTGTTACAATAAAGTCGTGAACACTTTTCATTAATACTGAAGGTTATATTCGACTGAAACAGCCATATTCTTGTTAAAGTCTTTCCAAGGCAAAACATCTTTACCTTTTCTTATGTAAACGGAAAACTTATCTTCTTCTTCTATAATATCGCAAATAGTATGACCACCATACACTTCTTGCCCAACGGCATAGTGCATGGCGTCATTCTTGTAATCTTTGCCGATACTAATTTTTCGTATCAGCTTGCTCATTTTCTTTGTAGTTTATAGTTCCTGTGTGAATGTCAACGTCAACTGTTCCGTATTGTTTTTCAAGCTCTCCTTGCAAAGCCATTAAGGCATCTTGAAGATTAACAATGTTGTGAAGTAGTTGATGTTTTTTAGTTTCTATGGAACCTATGTCTATTTGACACTTGTTTATGTTACTAACTATTTCTTGAATTTGCTTCAATTGTTCGTCACTAACTTTTTCTGGTCGAAGATCAGGTGTCTTCGGCGTCTTTCTTTTTGCCATAATTTAATTTAATTAATAATTGTTATACTTTCATGTCCGCATAGGACAATCCTAAGAAGCCGTGAACACCTTCGCCATCAATATCTACCTTATAACTATCCCAAGCGTCGTGGTCGCCATCTAAATCACCATCTTCATTGATAGTTAGATCTTTCCACAATACGTCTACGTGATACATCTCAGATAGTACTGGAGCTTCGAGCTCATTACCTTCCTCATCATAATCACCTGGTGTGATTACAATATTACCTAATTCAACGATACAATGCTTATGAGTTGGGTATGTGTTACCATTTTCATCTGTAGCAGTGCCTAATGCAGCTATTTTACTTTTAGCTGTAGATTCGTTTGTAAATTCGTATTTTCCTATTTTATTCATAATTAACTTGTTAACTCATCTAGCTGAGTGGTGTTAAACGCTTCTTTATATATTTTTAATGCTTTTACTTTAGACAAACCTCGTTGTGCTACGTAACCACCTTGATTAAAGTATATTTTATCTATAGAGGTAGTAGGAGTCCAAACAAAAGTAGATGTGTTTAATTCTTCTTCTCCATCAGCATATACTATAAAACTGCCGTTTTTAAAAGCAATAGCAACTTTGCTTATATTATTATTCAGTGTAACACTAGCTGCAGTGCCTGTACCTTCTGGCTCGTAAAATGCTTGAACTTTTAAAGCTCCAGCGGAGTCTGTAAAAACGTGTATAGAGTTGGACGTGCTTCTATTAAAATTAAATATTTCTGTATTCTTTTCATATCCTTTTAACTCTAAATAAATTGTACCTTCTTCTTGTGGTATATCAATCTCATCTATACTCACTCTTCGTACTATTTCTGCATCTCTAGTTACTGTTGAGCCATTAGTAGGTATGTAAGAAGTTGCGTAGGATAGTTCTTCTAGTTGTGCGCCCCATACTAACAACTCTGTAAGAGTTCCACTACCTCTAAAATCTACTGCGTAAAAGCTAGTTGAGCCTGTTCCTGAAGTTGTTCCATTAACTTCAAATCTCTGCCAAGTTTCTGTTAAGTTGAAAGTATTGTTAGTATTAGAGTTATGTGATGTTAATTGAGCAGTTCCCGTTCCACTTACAGTTCTTGCCCATATCGTTCTAGAATCATCAGAATCAGCAACGCTTGGATAATACCAAAAGCTATCTTGATTAGCATTAGATATTTTATATGCACTATTGCTACCATCAGGTGCAGTATAACCACCTTCTAAAGTTGGTGTTGTTCCAATACTTTCATTAGTCCAAGAGCCACCTTCAAAGTTTTCACTATAAGGAACAAGATTAGTACTCTCAGGTTCAAGTAATAAATGACCATCAGTATTATCTGTAAAGTCTATACGAGGGGTGTTATCACCTGTTTCATTAGATATAAGACCATCTTTACCTACATAAGTAGCATCTGTACCTCTAGTAACAGTAAACTCTGCATTCTTGAATCTACCATTGGTTTCTTTAGCAGCTAGTAGATTACCATCTTTAACTGCCCAATTACCTTCTCCTAATTTTACTATACCTTTTCCCATTATATTATTGTATATCCGTTAGCTGATGCTAGTTCACCGAATGAACCATAGTTAGTTACACCTGTTAGTAATTCTAGTTCGTCATCTTCAAGAGCCTCATTAAATACTGCTAGTGCTTTGCATTTGCCGTAGAATATTTTGTCGTCATCTCCTCTATTAAATTGTAAAGAGTTTAGTTGTAAATTAGAAAATGTACTTGCATCAGTGCTGCCTATTTGCAAACCATTTACATATAACTTATTGTTGCCACTTTCAAATAAAACAGCTACCTTAAAAAAAGAAGTACTTGGTAAAACTGTTGTTGTTGAAACATCTAATTTAGTATTACCGGCTCCTTCTCTAATAAATCCTTGTATAGCTCCATCTGTTTTTAATGCAATATGTACTCTAAATTCTTCATCTGTACTTTTAGAAATAGATATTATATTATTATCGCTAAGATTATCATTAGTTATATCAGCTATCTCTGCATATAACACACCCTCTGTTGAGTTTATTAATGTACTATTGCCACTACCTGTTAGTGTTTCTGTTGCTCTTGTAACACCTACTGCTGTTCCGTGATTTGGTATGTATGATGTAGCGTAGGGCAAGGCTTCTAGTTGTGCGCCCCATACATAAGCACCACTCACACCATCTCCTAAGTAACTTAAACTTGAACTAGTAGATGATATATTTCTTAGTGCAAATCTTATGTAGCTTCCATTGGTAGTTAGAGCATAGCCACTTAAAGTACACTTATACCAACCATTACCAAAAGCAGTTATACTTGCGCTTTCATTGTTGAAGTCTGTTCCATTAGATGAAACTCTAGTCACAGTTTCATTAATCAAGTCAAAATTAGCAAACAATCTACTAGCTCCAATATTTATACCGAAATAATCTCTACCGTTGGCTTTTACAAAAATGCTATAAGAATAATTAGTATTGATAGTTTGAGAAAAAGTAAACTGAATTCTGTGTTCATCGTTACTTGTATCTTCGGTTATTTTTGCTGCATTATTTATTCCTTGTGGTGAAATTGTGCTATTTTTTTCTACACTAACATTTGTATTAGCCCAATCACTTGTTGTCTCGTCAAAATCCTCACTATAAGTAACAAGATTAGTAGAGCTAGGCTCTAACAATATATGCCCATTCTCTCCATTACTATCATAGTTTATTCTAGCTAAATCTACATCTGTACTAAATGTAACGTCTTTTACTGATACGTTGTCAATTTCTTGTAAATCGCTACTTCCTGCGTAAAACATAAGTACGCCGCCACTATGGTCTGCTGATGATATATAATATTCATATCCTAAGTTTTCACCTGTTGGCAATGTTGTAGATAACGCTGTACCTCCTACATATACGGTAATATTGTCAGCAGACTGTAAAATATCTAAAGTTAATTTGTAATCTTTGCTACCATCTAAGCTAAGACTTGACGTCATATTTCTATTTTTAGTAGTAGCGTTTGTATCGCATATTGCTCTACCATCAGCTATTCTCCAACCGTGAGTTCCACCAACATTACTAAAAGTCCAATCACTATCAGTATCAAAAGTACCATTAGTAACTAATTCAGGGTCAGTAATACTCTGCATATCTTGTACTAAACCATCAGAGTTTATTCTTGTAGCACTACTTGCTCTATCGAAGTCAAAGTCTGATGATACTTCTACTAATGATATGTTGGTTATATCACCTGCCCAATCACCACCTGTCAAAAATTGAAAGTTATCAACAGTAGCGTCATTTGTTAAATACACAGTATAAGTGCCGTTTGTCCCCTCGACAGCAACAGTACTACCGCCTCCAAACTTAACTGAAAGTGTCGTGCTATCAGTAACATTAGATAAAGTGTAAGTTAATCTAAATCTATGACCAAAATAGTCAGTCATTTCTATAACTTGCCTTACATTTCCATTTGTACCGCTATTAGAAACTCCATCGGCAGTTACACTCCAACCACCTGTAGGAGATGCCCAAGTAGAAGTTAAAAAATCATCACCTGTATAAGTCTTTACAGAATGTACTAACGCATCACTTGTTGCAGTAGGAGTAAGTAGTATAGTAGCTTTGTCTAGAAGCTCGTAGTTGTCTATTTCGTGAATAGTGTCTTTTGAGGCTTGATTGTTTTCGTAATAAGTAGATCTTCCTCTTAGTTTAGCTAATAGCTTAGCCGCTAGAGACCTTAAGGCACTAGCTTTATGTGAACCTAGCCCTAATCCTAACATTACTTACCGAAATAATAAATTGCGCTTCCTGATGATAACGTAGCCGCTGTCCATCGACCAAACACAGTCATACCAGCGGGGAAAGTTATTGAACTTGTAATAGCATCTGCGCTACCACCGTTTTGAGCTACTTGAGTAGCTGTGCCAGTAAAAGCGACGTCGTCTGTGTTAGTTGCGTCAGCCGTTAACGTAGTAAAAGCAGAATCAGTTACAAATTGTATGCCGATTATAACTTTTCCAGTCGGAGGGGTAAAAGCGCCTGTGTCTGCTACAAATCCGCTACCTAGTTGTCCAAAGCCGTAGCTTACTTCTGTTG